TAGTTCGTACTTGGTTAGCTTTTCTTGTTGCTGGCGTAGTAGGATGGCTACCTCAACAAGTGGTTTATTACCATATTCCTGTGATGCTTCATCGCACCATTGAGCTAATTGTTCTGCTGGTAGTTCATTTGCGTTCATTTTTGTGCCTTTTCTAATAATTCGTCAAGCATCATATTTCCTAAGTTTTCGTAACTTTTTATTTTGTTTTTCAACGCCTCAATTTCAGCTTGTTGCTGGCGTAGTATAGTGGCTGCTTGGCTCATTAGTGGGTTTGCGAACTCTTCTAATTCATCGGCCAGTTCATTTGCGTTCATTAAAAGCTCCAGGTCTTGGTAACAGTAACACTGACTTCGCCCTGCTCGGCCTCGACATCTATATCAACGGATGATATATCTTCTTTCTTTTTAAATATGTCATCCCACTTTTTATCAAACTCTTCCATAGGAATACCTAATGGCCGTGGTGCATCGCCCTTCCCACCGTCTCTCATTTTTCTCTCACATTCAATAAATCAGATGGCTTGATGCCATGCTTTTCTAAAGTATTTTTAATCTTTTCCATGGCTGTTCTTTCGATATACGCCACTAGCCCACGACCGATACCCAAAGTTTGAGCAACTTCTCTTTGAGTCATCACAAAATTAGATTCTTTTTCACTGTTCATTAGCAGCATCCGTCTATGTCAATTTCTTTTTTCTTTTTTGCGGGTTTGATTGCTGGCTTTCTTCCTTTAACTGTTTTAGAAGGCTTAGCGCTATCTCGTGCATTAATTTGGTCGGCAGTGGCGTATTCATCAATTGTTTGCTTAAGCATACTGATAAGGCCCCATTGCACGAGCGTTTCGAGTCCTTGCTTGTCAAATTTAACGAGAGCGTCAGCTGAGCCATCTTTATTTTCCTTTGTAATTTTTACTGTGATTTCCATGTTTATCCTTAAATGTAAGTACAGGTTTTTCCAATGCTTCTACGGCCCACTGCAAATATTGTTTAATATCTTCCTTACTTTCTCCGCTCATTGTGGCCGTGCAGTAACCCAAAGGCTTTCCAATTTGGTCGTAATATACTTCGCATATTTCAATACATTTGTCCTCAGGAAATTCAGGATCTGTGACATTTACTAAGCGAAGATTCCAAGTCATTTCATTGCCCTTTCGCTATCTTTAGCCCAGTTCTTTAAAGCTTTATCAAACAATACTTGCAGCTCTATGATAGCGTTTCCTTGAATGCGTAACATATTGGTTACTATCTTTTTAAACTCATCATTCTGAACCCAGGTTAAATCCTTTTCCATCTCATCAGCCAGTTCAAAGGCATTCATAGATGCCAGTCTGTCTTCGGTAGTAAAAGTTGTCATTTAGTTCCTTTCCCAGCGAACCTACGCTCGCTAATTTTCTTTAAACAATTTGCACATTTAAAACGAGTCACCTTTTTATTGGCGGTTGGCACTACTTTACCAGTTTCTTCAGGCTGAAACGACATACAAGAAGAACAGTATTTAAGCTTCACTTTTCTTTCTCCGTTTGATAGGCGGCAATCCAGCTGGTTTAGAATCTCTGGCTTCCACCATGGCATCGGCCAGGTACCAAATATTAGCTGGCTCAATCTCTTCTGATGGCAACCTGGACAGCAGGCCGTTCAAAATAAACATGGCAAAGCAATCCCGAAGGTCTTGTTCATTCATTAGTGCACCTGCCTGACAATATTCTTTAAACGGCTCTTAGCATGGCGAAAAGACTTAGTAAAGGCGTATACGGCCTTTTCCTCCTCCATGCCCATCTCCACGGCTATGGTTGATAACACCATCGACACGGCCGATAAAATGGTATTGGTTTCTACGTCTGCTTTTGGCGCCAATAAATGAAATATCTCTAGGGCAATTTTTCTAGAAGGATCTTCCTTTAATTTCTCATCAAGCATGGTGTTGTGTATTACATCGCTCATATTAATCTCTCATTCCATATTCTTCTACTTCATCGCCCATTGCCAGTCGGCAACCCATAGGACCCAAATCGCAGTTTGGATAGGATGGGCAAGCTACATGGGAATAACCATTACCGCCATAATCTACGCCAGACTTCTTTTTACGAGCTTTTTTAATATTTGTTTCAACCAAATAAACTTTGCTTTGCTCTTTTTGAAAATCAATGTTCAAGACTTTGCGTTCCAATGGATCAGTTTGCATAATTTTTTTATTTAATTTTTTGATTGCAGAGTCTCCATCTTTAGCCTCCACTTCAAATATCAAATAACTGGTTTCTTGCGCCATAATATGTAGCTCGTATCTATTCATTTGGCCAGCTCCTGAATCCTTTCGGAAAGTACTACGCCCAAATCTTTACCTTTAACGGCAATCATCTGGGCCTCTTCGCAGTCATATATTACTTTGGCTGCATCTGTTATGCCTTTGTTATAACCTGATGTGTATACATCCGTGCCATCGACCAGCATTCCAATGGCGTTACGAATTAACTCAGATGCCTTCCGATCTTTAGCAAAGCCTTTCAGCTTTGCGTGATGATCTTCTGGCAAATACACTGAGTATGGTATTAGTTTTTTTGTATCCATGCTGAGTATTCTTTTCTTATTTTATCTAACAGTATTTGAGCTTCACGATTGGTTTTAAGTTCAGACCTAGATTGGATGTCAAGGTAGCTACGCAACCACTCCGTAGCCTCCTCTTCATCTTCATCAATAATGCGGTCATCGTGGTGCAAAAACTTCCAAAATTTGGGCTCACGGCATAACCAGCCAGCGATACGAATAGCTTTATCACCCGCATACATTTCAGCGCTGATAGGCTGTTCGTTATCGCCAATCCTGACCATGACTACTTGATACCGTGCCCCGACAAAATCCCTAATTAGTTCATCAGGAATATCGTCAGGATGCATGGATAAAGTCAGTACATAGCCAGTCTTGTCTTGCTTAAGCCCAACCTTGACTCCCTCAAAATTTAAGGTCTGCAATTTGTTTCTCCAGGTATTTGATAACAAACTTCCACTTATCAATCTCTTCGTAACGCTGAACACAGATTCGGGCAAGCTCTTCATTTTCCTGGCGTAGAACACTAAGCTCTACTTCTTGTTTCTGAGCTACTTCTTCCCAGTGCACGGGCGCACGTTCGGCAATCAACCGCTGAATGTTAGCCTCATGAGCTGCCCTGGCGTTTTGCTCCATTTGATCAAATGCTGCATCAACTTCTTGTTGCGTTGCTTTGGCTGGGCGGCCACGCTTTTTTAATAATTTCATGATTATTCCCAAGGGTTCTTTGGTTTAGATCCTTCTGGTGCTTCGTATGGCTCAGACGCTTTCAACGAAAGATAGTTCATGCCATTCTTAGAAGTATTGTTCCAGGCTGCTACTGCAATCTTAACCAATGGACCTTTGGATTTATCCATCTGCTCAATGATAAAAGTCTTATCAATGTGTAGATCGCCACGCATATCTGGCTGGCTGCCAGTTTTATTGGAGTTGGCAAACATTGCGCCTGAGTTTGGTTTTTGCTCGTAAGTCATTATTAATCCTTTTTAAATGAGTTTTTTACTTCGGTAAATTTGACCATCATATTCGCAAAAAATACGGGGTCAGCTGCTTTGACGGTATCAAATAGAACTTTGTTCTTTTTAAATATCGTCAGAACATCGGCATCGCTAGTGCATAAGTCTAGCAACATATGGGATGAATCCTGAACCAACTTGAGCCAATCTGCTTTTTCTCCTTCTGGTGGCGGATCAATCACAATCTGAAACTCACCATGCTTGCCTGCAATCTTGGCAGGGGACATTTTGATAGGAGGAATAACAGGCTGTGGTCTGGGCGTATGTACGGGCTTTGGTGGCTCATCATCGCTTGGAATATCCTCGCCCGCATAGATGTACAGGCCAATACCGAAGCAGGCAATACACTTTGTCAAGCAGCGCATCTGTGCGTCAGAAATTCTGCGTGAGTCAGGTTGGCGCACGGCATTGTTACGATTGTCCATGACAGGTAATTGCATTTCCATGGTCTTACCAAAAGCATAGACTTTGCAGCTAACCATCATAGTTTCGTTGTATTCTATTGGCGCACCAAAGGCCCAAGTAGCGGTAGGGTCATTCGTGAGAAGCTGATCAACGGCCCATGCCCATGACAGATAAGTAAGGTTACCCTTCTTTTCGGTATGTTCATTGACGTTAATCTTTTTTAATTCTGCATATGTTTTCATATTGAGTTATCCAAAACAGTGTGAGTAAGAGCGCAAGCAAGATCATAAACCTCTTGAGCTATCTCTTTATAGTTAGCAGGGGTGATATCAATTAACTCATCCTTGCCGTAGGTAACCTTATGATTGCTTGCCAGGGCAACCATAAAGTCATAAATCATTTCTTGACGTGTTTTCATGCTTTTTCTCGCCAATTGAGTTCTTTCCATAATTCATTATTCTTTTGCTTCATATCAGCCAGCTCGGCTTCTAACTTAGAGATGGTGATGGTGAAGTTGTACTGGGCGATCAATAAACCTTCAATCTGGTCTTCTTGAACTTTTAGTGCTTGAGTGGCTGGTGCTACGATACGCTCCAGCTCTCTTGCGATTTCAGATGCGATCATTTTGCTGCTCCTTATAGTCTTGATACTGTTTACACCACTTGTTAACCGCACAATAGCTGTCACACCGTGTGCGCTTACCTGGGCGATGATCTATGTCATAAGCATCTCCTAGGTCTGCTAATGCGCCCATAGCCTTCTCTGGGGTGTCGTACAGAGAATGAGCACGTTTACCGCCAATCTTCTTAATCGCCCAAACCGCAGGCTTTTCCCACATTTCATCTGGGGTACAATCAGGCAAGGATCCACCAGTTTCCAAGGCGAAATCACATTCAGAATGTGCCGCAATGCGGGCTTTTATGAAATCCTCTCGCTCTTGAAAAGACCATAAAGGAATAGGGATTTCCACCACTGGGGCCTCAGGATACTTCTCTTTAGAACCCACATCGTCCTCTTTCCAATCCTTGAGGACGGCAATAATAGTCAAGCCGACCACAGAGATTTTTTTGACTTTCTCTACCAAATAAGCATACAGATTGAGCTGATATTCCCATTCAATCTTTTCGTTCATTACGGCCCATACAGAGGTCGTTTTGTAGTCCTTAACAATCATGCCCTGTGGGTGTGGCGTCTGGACGTCAACGGCCCCGCTCAGCTTCCAGCCATCAAGCTCAGTATGCAAGCGCTCTTCAGTAATGTCATGCGGCTCTTTATGGCGCTCTAAGATCTCATGAATAGCCGTGCCTACCATGGCCCAGATCATGCTGGCTACGTCCTGCTCAATTTCATCGTCATACTTCTTTGCTAAGGCCACAATCTTCGGGCTATTGATTAACTGAGTAACCGATAGGTGGGCCTCACCTTTGTTGTAAGACGGCCTCTGCAGGGCGTTTACGAACGCCTGTGGGATCTTATACTTGTTGGTAAATTTCATTGGATTTCTTTTCAAGTTTGATGTTAAAAGCCATAAGCTGCTCATCAGTCAAAGGGCGGATGCCAAGCTCTTCATCCATCTGCTTAAAAACTGCTCTCAAAATTTCGTTTTGCATCGGTGTAAAGATATCGTCTTCCATCTTCTTTCTCCTTAATGTAAAGCCAGTTGAGAGGCAAGTGACTTATCGAGCATATTGAGTACTACACCTTTGCAATATGCTGCAGCAGCCGAAGTTTCAGCATCACTGATCTGTAGTCTGGTAAAATCTTTGTAATCTGAGTTAAATACTTTCAGGCCACGAGCAATTAAATCTGGCTTATCACTTGAATTGACTTTGTTATCATTAACTTGGCGCATAAAGTTCAAAGCAATAGTAGGCAATTCATTAAACTTTTGATGACATAAGTTGGAGTAAACATCTTTGATGTATTGTGGATTATGGCCGTCTAAGATCAAACAGATTGCTGCGGTCTTTAATGGTGCAGAAGAATACACCTTGACTTGTTTTCCGCAATACTCCATCAGGTCATCAGCTACTTCACCTACGCCTGAGTTGTATACGCTCAAACATTCTTCGGCACTGGTATGCACACGACTAGAAAACGCCATTCGAGCTAGAATACGGCAGACTTCTGAAGTTCTAGCATTGATACCCGTTAAGTCAGACATGGTGCGTTTAATGCCGTTATCAAGCACCTTGTAGGCATCATTCGGTAGGCCAGTAACGACAAGCATTTCTTGTGCAATACCGCTTTCTACAATGCCTTCTAAACGATGCTGGCCATCTAATAAAGCGCCATCTTCTGAAAATGCAATACCTTGATGAGTGGTAATCCATTCGCCACGCCTCATCATGTTAGATAGTGAATTAACCCACCAAGCACGTTTGGCACGATTGTTGACGTTAAGTGCTAACCATTCTTTGGCAAGCGCTGGAGTAACCAATATAAATTGGCAAGTACGAACTGCTTTTTGTAAGTTCATGATAATCCTTTAATTAAATAAGAAAAAAGCAAACATCAGGAATGCCGCTGCAAACGTACTTAAGACTATGGTTAAGTTGTACATACGTTTGCTTCTGGCATATTCGGGGGTCGCAAGCAGGGCTTCCTGGATGCGGATCATATCTGGGTCATCAACAGGAGCTGTGGTACCATGTTCTTGGTAACGAGATCCCATCTTTAAACCAGTACTGGTTGTGTATGGTGTGGACATTTTGTTTTCCTAGCAGTAAATCAGGCTCCAGTTTGTACCAGAACTTTTATCATGTCAATAGGTTGTACCCATATTAATTCATCTACTATGAAAATTGTTGTTTTTCCGTGGCCACCAAAAGAATTGTCTCCCAACGCCAGTATTCATTGGGCTAAGAAGGCGAAGTACAAGAAATCCTATCGACAAATGTGCTGGGCTTTGGCGCTAGAAGCCAAATTAGAATGCGATAAATTAGGGAAAGTCCCTATGACAATTACCTTTTATCCCCCTGATAAGAGGCATAGGGATGCAGACAATATGGTTGCCGCTATTAAATCAGGGCTAGATGGGCTGGCAGATGCCCTAGGAATCAACGATAGGCAATTTCTGCCTACCTTTGTATTCTCAGATGAAGTAAAGGGGATGGTGGTTGTAGAGCTTACTCGTACTTCTTCAGTAGGTCATTGAACTGCTTCATCTTCATAACCTTTTGCTTTTCTAAACGAAGTATTCTTTCTCTCGGAACATTCTTTTCTAGAAGTTCTTTCTTCTCTTTGTTTAAAGCATTAATTTCGTTCTCAGCACTGTTTGCACGTTCCCAATAGCGGGCTTCAGGGTGCTGGCGATAGAAATCACCGACACTTTCGTGATGCTTTTCTCGGCCTTTAATTTCTTGCTCATAGTCTGCCATCCGAGTGATATTGGTATAGAAACGAGAGGTTTCAGCAGCTGCAGACTTGGTATCGCCATAAAAACGGCCGACCAATGGAATCTTATATGGTGCTACTTCTTCACCTGTTGCAGCGCTACGACCTACTTCTCCTACTTTCATAATCTCCCTGCCAAGGCCGCCTGTTACTTGACCAGCCAGGTAATCAATTTCATCCCCCGTAGGACTGATAAAGCCTTTGCTATATTTGCTGCCACCAGATGCCAAGTTTAGGAAATAGGACAGTTGTTTGCTGATAGCGCTAGCACCTTCTCTAGTACGGGTGTAGCCAGGCGTAGGGTTAGTTGTTTTGCCTTCTCTAAAGATTGGTCTACCGAATGCATCTTTGTTTTCGCCCAGGGCTACAAACGGGTCTAATACGGTCGGGGAAATGGTTTGCAGGAATGTGCTACTGCCTAATGGATTAAACGCATCTAGGACGGAATTGGTAAGGTTAAAGAGGTGTTTAGCTGGATGCTTGCCACCGCCTATGATAAAT